TCACAGAAGTAAATAATTTATTTAATGGAGTTGCTATGTCCAATGTCAAATGTGTGAAGCTAATTAGTGGTGAAGATATTATTGCCGATGTTGATGAGAGTGTACAAGGATTAGTAGTCCTTAAAAATCCACTTCTTGTCATGATGATTCCTAATCAGAATAATCAGTTTGGCATTGGACTAGCCCCATTTTGTCCACACGCTAAAGATTCTACAGTGCCGGTTATGGCTGGTGCCGTGATTGCCGTATTTGAACCTGAGATTGGTATGAGGAATGAGTACAATACCAAGTTCGGTACGGGTGTTCTTATTCCAAATAACAAGCTAAAGGTATGAGGTAAGTATATGAATGTAAAGAAGTTTATCAGCAGTGGTATGTGCCTTTCGTTCCTGGCTCTCTCCAGCGCCGCCTGGGCTAATCCCTATGACTACAAGGTAGTCGAAGTTGTCGATGGGGATACGGTCAAGGTGGAAGCGTCCTGGTTGCCTAAGGAACTAGGCTCATCTCTGTCTCTGCGCGTCATGGGTATTGACACTCCAGAGAAGGGTGGACGAGCTAAATGCCAGCAGGAGGCAGAGCTAGGAGCTAAGGCTACGAAGTTCGCTAAAGATACCATCAAGCCTGGCCAGATCATCCAGGTGAACATCCTGGACTGGGACAAGTTCGGTGGTAGGATTGATGCCGATATCTTTATTAACGGTAAGAAGTTTGCAGACATGCAGATTGCTGCCGGTCTTGCCCGACCCTATTTCGGTGAAGCTAAGTCGAGCTGGTGTGGAGCAACAAAATAAGTATTGACTTTCAATGTGTAACGTGCTATTATTATGAATAACTTGAAGGTACAATATGATGAATTTTTACACATGCGCTCACCAGTATGGATCTAAAGTCCTAACTCGCGGAATAGTTAATGGTAAACGTGTAACAAGACGGGCAGATTTCAAGCCCGTCTTGTTCGTTCGTTCTCCAACTTCGTCAGAATATAAATCCCTCTACGGTGAGTCTTTGCAGCCTATGCAGTTTGAGGACTGCAAGGAAGCCAAGAATATGGTTGAGACGTATAAGGACGTAGAAAATTTTCCTATATACGGTCAGACAAATTTTGGCTATCAGTACATTACTACACAATATCCGGGTGAAATCCAGTGGGATATGTCCAAGATTAAAATTTGGACTATCGACATTGAGACTTCATCCGAATTTGGTTTTCCGAATGTAGCTAATCCTATTGAGTCTGTTCTACTAATTTCGATCAAAGATTTGGTAACGAACAAACTGGTGGTTTATGGCTGTGGTGAATTCAATAATTACCGAGACGATGTTTGGTACATAAAGTGCCGAGATGAGCGACATCTTCTAGAACGATTCCTTCAAGACTGGTCCGTTGATCCGCCAGATGTTGTTACTGGTTGGAACTGTGAGTTGTTTGATATTCCATATCTTGTTGCGCGAGTTGAACGCATCTTGTGTCTCGGAGATGAAGACAATGATTGGAAAAGAAAGTTTTCACCTTGGGGTCTAGTTCGTAGAAATCCTCAGACTATCATGGGTCGTGAGTACATCAAGTATGATATTACTGGTGTTGCGGTTCTTGACTATCTTGAGTTGTATAAAAAGTTTACATACTCCAATCAAGAGTCCTACAAGCTAGACCACATTGCCTCAGTTGAGCTTGGTAAAACTAAGTTAGAAAACCCCTATGATACCTTTCGTGAGTTTTACACCAAAGACTGGCAAAAGTTTACCGAGTATAACATTCGAGATACTGAGCTAGTAGATGAGTTAGAACGTAAGCTAAAACTCATTGAACTTTGTCTTACTATGGCATATGACGCCAAGTGTAACTTCAATGATGTATTTTCTCAAGTTCGTACTTGGGATTGTCTGATTTATAATCATCTACACAACAAGAACATTCAAATTCCAGCTAAGAAGGTGCAAGCTGGTCGCCCGATTGAAGGTGGGTATGTCAAAGAGCCTAAACCTGGCAAATACGATTGGGTTGTTTCATTTGACGCAACATCTCTATATCCTTCTATCATCATGCAGTACAATCTATCTCCCGAAATGATGATTCGTGATCGCGTATATGACACAACCGTTCGTGGTATGTTGGAAAAGACTCATGATCTACAAAGTCTGCATGACGATGATCATTGCATGACGGCTAATGGTTATTGTTACTCTCGGGAAAAGCAAGGTCTATTTCCAGAAATTGTGGAAAAGTTTTTTGATGATCGTCAGAGATACAAGAAGCTGATGCTTGCCGCACAGAAAGAATATGAAAAGACTAAAGATCCAAATCTGAAGAATGATATTTCCAAATATAATAACTTCCAGATGGCAAGAAAGATTCAGCTAAATTCTCTCTTTGGTGCCATGGGTAATGAGTACTTTCGGTATTACGATGCGCGTATTGCCGAGGGTATTACTATGACGGGTCAGTATATCATTCAAGAAGTTGGTAATTCTCTAAATACATATCTAAATAAAATTGTTGGTTCAGAAAATTATGACTACTCTTTCTACAGCGATACTGATTCTTGTTATATTTCCTTGGAGCCTCTTGTTACTAAGTTCTATCCTGATTTGGACCGCGATAAGCTCATTGGTATTATCGATAAAATCTGCGAAGAGAAAATCACACAGGCAATTAACAAGAGTTGTGATAACCTCGCGACTTATACCAATGCATTTCAAAAGAAGATTGTCTTCAAACGTGAGGCAATCGCGGAATGTGGTATCTGGGTTGCGAAGAAGCGTTATGCCCTCAATGTCTATGACAACGAAGGGGTCAGATACAAAGACGCAAAACTTAAGGTGATGGGTCTTGAGATTGTCAAATCTTCTACTCCTGCCGCAGTTCGAGACTCACTACGAGAAGCCGTAAAAATCATTCTTTCTGGAAATGAAAATCTATTACAGAAATTTGTTGAGTCTGCCCGAGAAAAGTTTAACAATCTAACTCCTGAAGAGATTGCGTTTCCTCGTAGTGTTAATGGTTTGGAAAAATATTCTTCTGCCACTAGCATCTATACTAAGGGTACACCTATCCACGTTCGTGGTGCGCTACTATATAATAATAGATTGGGTAAAGATAGTCTCAATAAAAAGTATGAGACGATTCAAGAGGGTGAGAAGATTAAATTTCTTTACCTCAAAGAGCCTAACACACTGAGAGAGAATTGCATTTCGTTTATTTCCAAACTGCCTGTGGAGTTTGACTTAAATAAGTATGTTGATTATGATATGATGTTTCAGAAAACGTTCGTTGATCCTGTAAATCAGATTGTTTCTGGTCTTGGATGGTCATCTGAACCTAAAGCAACTTTAGAGGATTTGTTCGCATGAATATATTAATTGTTGGTTATGGCTTCGTTGGTAAAGCCACAGAGTATTTGTTTAGACACGCTGATGTTAAAGTTGAGATTGATGATCCGAAATATGACTTCAAACCAACGTCTGAGGAATTCGATTATATTTTCCTATGTCTTCCTACTCCAGAGGTGGCTGGAAAACTCGACACGGATTTACTTAAAGACTGTTATGAACGTTGGATGCCATACGGCAAGATTGTAATTCGTAGCACGATTGGTCCAGATCAGATTGAAGATTTTCCGGACTCAATCATGATGCCAGAATTTCTGCGCGAACGTCATTGGCAAGAAGATGTTGATGATATTACGTTGCCTATTATTGTTGGCGATCCAGAATTTGCTGAAGTTTGTAAGCAACTTCTTCCTCATAAGAAGGTATACTACGTTCGAAATTCTGAAGCAATGATGTATAAATTGGCAAGAAATACCGCATTAGCTATGAGAGTAGCTATAGCAAATGAGTTTAAGGAAATTTGTGACGCATACTTCTTAAACTATGATCTAGTACAAAGCCTTTTAGAAAATGATCTTGTAGTTGGAGGCACACATTGGAAAGTTCCAGGACCGGATGGAATGTTGGGTTTTGGTGGAACTTGTCTGCCAAAAGACTTGACACATATGAGTTCTTTATGCTACAATCAGATCAATATATTTCGTGACGCTATGATAACAAATCTAGAGAGGCGTTATCCTAAATCGGACGAGTTTTATTCAAATGTTCCTGTAGACGATGATGGAGAAGATAATGAGCTTAATTGATAAACTGAAAAGCAATAGTACGATTAAAGATACAGCAATTCTTGCTGAAAGTAGACTTTTTAATACCAAGGATCTTATTCAGACTTCCGTTCCTGTATTGAACGTTGCTCTGTCTGGACAATTAGATGGTGGCTTGACGCCTGGTCTGACTGTTTTTGCTGGTCCATCAAAGCACTTCAAGACTGCGTTTGCGATGATGCTTGCTAAGAGTTTCCAGACAAAGTATGAAGATGGTGTTATCTTGTTCTATGACTCAGAATTTGGTGCACCCCAGGGTTATTTCCAAAATTTTGGAATAGACACTGCGAAGGTTGTTCATACTCCTATTACTGACATTGAGCAATTAAAGCATGACGTTATGAAGCAGCTAAACGAGTTGGAACGTAAAGATCATGTTATGATTATTGTAGACTCTGTGGGTAATCTGGCATCTAAGAAGGAAGTTGATGATGCTCTTGATGGCAAGTCTGTGGCTGATATGACGAGAGCCAAGCAGATGAAGTCTCTGTTCCGTATGATCACACCACATCTTACCATCAAGGACATTCCTATGGTAGTTGTCAATCATACTTACATGGAAATTGGTATGTTTCCCAAAGCAATCGTTTCTGGTGGCACTGGCATTTATTACTCCGCTGATAATATTTTTATCATCGGTCGTCAGCAAGAAAAAGATGGTCAAGAAGTTGTTGGTTACAATTTCATCATTAACGTTGAGAAGTCTCGCTATGTTCGTGAGAAGTCTAAGATTCCTATTGAAGTTACCTTCGAAGGTGGTATCAGTAAGTGGTCTGGACTGCTAGATATGGCACTTGAGTCTGGTCACGTTATCAAGCCATCAAATGGTTGGTATCAGAATCCTAAGATTGATAAGAAGTATCGCATAAAAGAAACATATACAAAAGACTTCTGGATGCCAATTCTTACAGATAACACTTTTAGCGAGTGGGTAGAAAAACATTATCGTATGGCAGGTGGACAGATGCTTCGAGATGATAACATCAATTTGTCCGATGAAGATGTAGAGAAGGCGTTTGATGATGTTGAAGTGGATTTTCAGCAAGATATTTAAACGCAACATAAAAACTTGCGATCAATGCGGATGCAGCATCAATGTAAAATCTGATGCTGCATTATGCTTGCATGGTACAGAAAAAGATGTTATATTTGAACTATGGATATGTGAGCCGTGTTGTAAGAGAATTGCTGAAGAAGATGATTGTTTTGACGAGGTGAAACTTGCAGAAGAAGATTGAAACTATTATTCTAGGTAAACTATTTACCGATGAAGACTACATGCGCAAGGTTATTCCT